TGCCGCAAACTTCGAGCAGAAAATATCTTGCAAAAACCTAAATAAACCTATATAATAGTGCATAGACATCCACGTCATTAACTCGGAGAATAAATTGACAGAATCAAGAATATACGAACACGAATCAGCACTAGATGGAATGGCCGGAGACGGCGGATATAGTGAAGGAACAATGCACGATTACTTAGGTTTCGTTATGAAGCGTAATGGTAAAAGGTTTTGGGCCGGTGACAACATCAGTGAGTACATTGATGAAACAGCAAAAGCACAACTAATCGACGAAGCGACTGAAGCTTTTGAAAAGGTACTGGATTGTTTGCTTATCGATCGTGAAAACGATCCTAACTCAAAAGGCACAGCACGTCGGCTTGCTAAAATGTATTTTAACGAGATAATGAGTGGTAGATATGAACCTGCACCCGATGCTACAGCGTTTCCTAATGATAGTGAGGATAGATATGAAGGCATGTTGGTTGTTCGTAGTGAGTTGCGTAGTATGTGTAGTCATCATCATCAACCCGTTGTTGGCGTTGCTTATATTGGCATTATTGCCGCTCAAAAACTTATTGGTTTATCTAAGTACACAAGAATCGCACAGTGGTGTGCCCGTCGAGGTACTCTCCAGGAGGAACTTTGTAATGATATTGCTAGGGAAATCCAAAAAGCAACAGAAGCTAGAGACATAGGTGTATATGTACAAGCGGTGCATGGTTGCTGTGAGAATCGCGGTATTATGGCAAAAAGTAGTTTAACACAAACTACTGTACTAAAAGGTGCGTTCAAAGACGATCATGGTACAAAGAAAGAATTCTTTGACAATATTAAAATGCAACAAGAGTACGCTTCAAAATGAACGACGATAAATTACAAAGATTGTATAATAATTTTTTAGAATTTGCTGATCACATGTGCGCTGAAAACGGTCCGATGGAAGTAGCTGGAATTATGATGGCCCAAGCATTGACCATTTATAAAAGTGCTATGAGTGAAGAGGATTATAATCGCATGGTTGATAATATTTCAGCAAGTAGAAATAAAGTAAAAACATTTGAAAGGCCAACTTTTCAATGAAAGTTCAAATTCCAGCAGAAGGTATTATGAAAACAAATGACTGGGGAGATAGTCGAGTCTACCGAGTTACTTGCGAGTGTGGTGCATCAGATCATGATCATCATGTATGGGTAGAAGCTGACGAAACTGATGTTAGTGTTACTATCTATACTACTATAAAAAGCAATTGGTGGAGTAAAACCCGATGGCATGCTATCTGGACATTATTAACCAAAGGTTACATTGATACAGAGTCTACTGTAATGATGCGTAAACAACAGGCATTTAATTATGCCCATACACTGCTAAGTGCTATTGAAGATGTAGAAACTTTTAGGAAAAAAGAAGATGCAAAACGCCAAGCAAGTGTTTGATGAAATGATGGGGCGTGTAAAACGTCTACAAGTATTTGAAATTAAACGTGAGGTAGGTAACAACTGGATTCCGAACGGAACGGTTCCATTTGATATCTCAGCTAAAAATGGTGTTGCCACATTTAAAGTATATGCAGAGTTTTTACAAGATGCAGAAGATCAAGTATCAAAGTTTTTAGAACAGGATGAGTAATTTATGGAAAATTATAATTTAAAAAGAATATATTTATTTTCTCCATCTATATGGCAAACTAGTATTTTACCTGGCTCGTACAATAAAGAAGATATATTAAAAACTATTGAAGAAAATTACAGTATTTCTTCCTACAGAAACGAATGGGGGGATATCGAAAGTCGAGATAATTGGCACCATACTTACGGAGATGAAGATAATCCTAAATTTAGAAAAGTAAATTTAGATAAAGTAAACGAACAGTATGGTATCATAATCCAAAAATTTATTGAGGCAATGAAGCCTATTGTTCCGATAAATTATCACTATCGTGTTAGCAACATTACTGCTAACAAAAAAAATCAAAGTATGAAGGTACATAATCATCTAGCAAAAGTGAGCGGAACAGATGATTGGTGCAGTTTTAATGCTGTGCATTACATGAGCTTTAAAAAAGGTCATGCTGGTACAAAAATATTAAATCCGTCAATGTTTGCACAATTTTTTAAAACTTTTGAACATGTCGCGGGAATATTCGATCCTACTACATCGGATAATACAGAATTTAAAGACGTTACAATATTAGATGTGAAAGAAGACGATATAGTAATTATGCCATCATATCTAAATCACGGAGTTGACGGAATGAACACTAATACAGATGACATAAGAGTTACAGTTGTACTTAATATATGGATTGAAAAAAAAGATGAGTAAAATTAAAATCGCAGAATTGTTTTACAGTATACAAGGTGAAGGACGCTATATGGGCGTTCCATCTGTATTTCTACGCACATTTGGATGTAATTTTAAATGTGCTGGTTTTGGCATGCCACGTGGAGAAATCAGTATTGAAGCAGATGACATTGCATACACACATGCTAATATTGAATCATTCCAAAAATATGAAGAACTCCCTTTGGTTTCTACAGGTTGTGATAGCTATGCTAGCTGGCATCCTAGTTTTAAAGATTTAAGCCCTGTAATGGAAAGTGATGGTATTGTTAATCGTATTATGGAAATTCTTCCGCACAATGCATGGTTAGATGAACATTTAGTTATTACAGGTGGTGAGCCTTTACTAGGTTGGCAACGTGCTTATCCTGAATTGTTAGATAATCCTAAAATGAAAGGATTAAAAGAAATCACATTTGAAACAAATGGCACTCAGAAACTTACTTCAGAGTTTAAAAACTACTTAGGTGTATGGAAAGGGCTTCCAAGACAACAACGTGAGATTACATTTAGTGTAAGTGCTAAACTTCCTTGTAGTGGTGAAAAGTGGGAGGAAGCAATTCTTCCAGAAGTTGTTTGTGAATACGAAGAAGTAGGCACAGCTTACTTGAAGTTTGTTATCGCTACAGAAGAGGATCGCGATTATGCGCTTAAAGCCGCAAGCGAATATCGGGCCGCTGGATTTAAAGGGTATGTCTACTTAATGCCAGTTGGTGGCGTTGAAAGTGTTTACGCACTAAACAACAAAGCAGTAGCTATTATGGCAATGAAACACGGTTTACGATACAGTGATCGTTTACAAGTGCCATTGTTTAAAAATGAGTGGGGAACTTAAAAAAAAATGATTATTAAAAATATTAATAGCAAATCGGCCATTGTGAGCATGTTTCCAAAAACTTTATACTACACTAAAGATATATTGCCAATAGAAATAGTAGATACATTAGCCGATGCATTGTCAAATCCTAATTTAGACACAATTAAAGATACTCGGTTATCAGTTAATAGTTCTCATAGAACTCTAAATGAACTACATAAAATTCCAGAATTTAAAGATGTAGCTGACATTATTATGATGCACTGTAAAGAATATGGAAAGTTATTAGGATATAGCGATCAACAGCTAGACGGGCTATATCTACATAACATGTGGTTTAACAGAAGTAACAAAGGTGATTTTAATTTTCCACACTCACACCCTGGGGCTATATTTTCTGGTGCATTTTATTTAAAAACGACTCCCGAAAATAAAATATTTTTTCACAATTTTGATGATCATATACTCCCTGATAACGCTAATGATTATCAGAATTCAGAAAGTTGGTTACAATGTACAACTGGCCATCTCATAATTTTTCAAAGTGATTTAATTCATTCAAATCCTCGTCAAGAAGACGATGGGGAGAAAATTGTTATTTCATTTAATATTGTTAAAAATTGGATATAAAATTATATGATAACAAATTTATTTAAGAAGATGTTAGGAATTAATAAGTTGGAAGAAAACTTAAAGATTCTCAAAGAAATGGAAACAAAGGCAGTAGCGGAAACAACCAAAGCTCAAGTTGCTGAACAAGAAGCAAAGATGACTCCAAAGGATCGTGCTACTGCTCGAGGTGAAGCATGGGTTGCTGTACTAGATACTAAGGTCAATCCCGATAATGTGCGCAATGGATTTTTTGAGTTAGATTGGAATGATTTTTTTATTGCAGAATTGAAAAAATCAGGTTACGGTTTCGACGGTGATCCAGAAGAAGAAATTGTAGATCGTTGGTTTAGAGATCTAGCCGCAAACATGCTAGCAGAAGAAGGACAAGATCCATCACGGCATACTGCTGGATTTATCAATGTAACTAAACTTGCAGATAATCGAGCTCAAGTAGAATGAAAGTAATTGATAAAAACGAGTATATTGATCAATACAATTTTAGTTCGGTAATAACAGAACAAGATAATCAACAGGTAATGTTTACAGCAAAAGATATTATCGATTCTGGACAGTACTTTGAAAACAGTCCTAAATTTCAAACTAAAGAAAATTTATTTGCAAGGCGTGAACCTGAGTTTTTAAAAATGCGCCAAAGTTTTATTTTTAGTTGTTTTATGTTTTTAGGACGCGAAGTTCGAATTAAAAACATAATGAGCTGGGTGTTCATGACTAGCTCAAGAGATGCTGAAGATCGAAATAACATGTGGCATAATCACCACGTTAGTGATAACGATGGAACTACTGACACACTATCCGGACTTTGGTACATTTATATTCCGCCAGTAAGCGAACCTGAATTATCGGGCACTGAGTTTGCAATGGACTACCCAACATTTAACGATACTTTCTTTTTGAAACCAAACCACTTGACTTGGAACATATATCCTAGTAAACTATGGCATAGGCCCGGGATTACTGATTCAATTGATTACCGGTTTGTATTTGCGGCAGATATGGAATATTATAAATGACTTATATTATAGTCGACACAGCTAACACATTTTTTCGTGCTAGACACGTAGTCCAGGGTAGTGCTGACATTAAGTTAGGCATGGCATTTCATATTACTCTAAACAGTATTAAGAAAGCATGGAACGACTTTGGTGGTAGCCATGTAGTATTCTGCCTCGAAGGTCGGTCGTGGCGTAAGGACTATTACAAGCCTTACAAAGCAAACAGACAAGAAACTCGTAATGCAATGACTGTTAAAGAACAAGAAGAAGATAAATTGTTCTGGGAAGCGTTTGATGAATTCAAAAAGTTCATTACAGAAAAAACTAATGCTACAGTAATGCAACATCCTAATCTAGAAGCAGATGATTTGATTGCAGGTTGGATCCAAGCACATCCAGATGCAAAGCACGTTATTATTTCGACAGATGGAGATTTTGCACAATTGGTAAGTCCTACTGTTAGTCAATACAACGGTGTAGGCGACTTACATATCACACACGAAGGAATCTTTGATGCCAAAGGTAAACCCGTTAAAGACAAGAAAACAGGCGAGCCAAAGCCAGCACAAGATCCAGAATGGATGCTATTCGAAAAATGTATGCGTGGTGATACCAGTGATAATGTCTTCTCGGCGTATCCAGGTGTGCGTACTAAAGGTTCTAAAAACAAAGTTGGTCTTACTGAAGCGTTCCAAGATCGTAAAAGCCGCGGATATGCGTGGAACAATCTCATGTTACAGAGATGGGTTGACCACAATGGCGAAGAACATCGTGTATTAGAAGATTACCAACGTAATGTACAACTATGTGATTTGACAGCACAACCTGCAGATATTAAAGAAAAAATAGTAGAAACTATTAAGATTAATGCTGTACCTAAAACTATAGACCAAGTCGGTATCCGTATGCTAAAGTTCTGCAATGCATGGGATATGAAGAAAATTGCCGATAATATTCAATCGTATGCAGAACCATTTCAAGCGAGATATCCTGTATGAAACAAAAGTGTGCAGTATGCTATCAAGAAGTAAAACCTACTTGCGATTGGCGGCAAGGTAGGTGCCCCCATCTGCCTAGTTTGGCAGAGCAGATTATGAACGATCCTTATAAGGCTCGATTTTTTAATCTAATCAATTTTTTTAAAAGGAAAACAAAATGAGTGCAATTTCAGAAAAACTAGCAAAGGTAAACGAAAATTTTTCAATCAATCGCTATGACAACGGCTTTATGATTGAAGTAGGTGGACGGGATGATAATGACGATTGGAAGAACGCTAAAGTTCTTTGTAATACAGAAGACGAATTAATTGAATTGATTCGTGAAGCACTATCATTGCCCTTGTCAGAATAAGGAGTTGAACATGGCAACATGGACTGTTAGTACTTATTATAAGAAATCTTGTCAAGAAGTTGAAACCTACAATCAAAGCAATGGTGATGGAAAAGTCACTGTTACTAACGGTTTTCGTTACGGTGAATGGACTGTAGAAACTACAGACGAAAATCCTCCAGAATTTGAATTTGTAGAAGTGCCCGGCGGAGATGGCAGAAAGGACAGTATCGATATGCTTAACTGTGAAGTTAATAATATTGAAAGTGTAGAACTTGTTGAAATGTTTGATGGCGGTTGTTGGTATGATGTAGATGTTACAGAACTTGATGAAGAAGCTCAAGCAGAGATTGAAGATTTCCTTGAAGAAAACAGTCCATACGAACTAGAAGAACGCGAAGATGATCCTTGGTATCAGGGTGATACAGAATGGTGGATCTGGGGACCTATCGAAATTAAAAACGAAGCTGGTGAAACTGTGCGTATTATTTGTGCAGATGTAGACGGTAATGTAGTAGACTTCAAGGAAGACTAATGCCTGTATATCTAATTAAACCTCTTGAAAAGAAAAGTGTTGTTTACCATGTAGAAATGTATCGCAGAAATGCAGACGAGTCTATTAGTTGGTTTAATGTGGATGAAACATATCGTTGGGGACAGGGTTTTATTGAAGAAGATATGGATTGTAATTTGCCCATAGAAGGAGACAATATTGCCTACTGTGATCCTAATGCAGGATGGGGTGCAGAACTAGATGATAGCTGTGCTTGCTGGTTTGAATTTAGTGATGATATTACCGAAGAAGAACAGGAAGCTATTAAAGAAGCCTACTACGAGGGTGGTGCTAGTTGGTTGTTTGACGGTGAACACGATTGGCAGGAAGAAGATAGTGCTATCCATGTACTAGCACCTTATCAAGTTAGTCTAGTTGAAGACAATGGTACAGTTATCACAGAAAATGTTAAATTGCGGACTAGAGCAGAATTAGAAGAAGCCTCACGTAAATGGCAAGAAGAAAACAAAAGTAATAAATGGCCGTTTAGTACAGAAAATGCGGGATAAATATATGTGTACATTACTAGAGTGCCTAAGGGGCTCTTATAAAGGGGACTTAAAATGACAGAGATACATGCTAAACCCATCGTTGATGGTAAATTCTGGATTGTAGAACAAGACGGCGCTAAAGTCGCAACACTACATAAAAAAGAAAACAACAAGTTCGTACTATCAAGTACTAACGGTGAAGTTATGTTTAATAAAAAACAGGACCTCACAAAACAATTTGGTGACGGTTTCTTTTTAAATAATACCAAAGTAAAAGTTACACAAATTGAACCCAATGAATGCCATGGTTATCCAACTAGCTGTAAACCATTCAATTCAATGTATGATGTAAAAAGAAAATTACCATTGTTTACAAAAAGCAATGCTAGTAAGAGTTTATATTGTGCAGGTTACTATGTAATTAAATTTGACAAAGGCTGGGTCAAGAGTTTTTGTCCAAAAGCTATCACTATCGAACGCTACCCTTATAAAGGACCTTTCAAAAGTGAACTCGAAATGAAAACGGTACTGGCTAATGCAAAATCAGATTAATTTAACTCCTATAACTTTATTCATACAGCAAGTCCGTTCTGCTGAGCTCAGTGGAACTAAAACTATAAGTATGGATATTGCCAAGGCTAGATTACTAGTTCTTGCTCTTTCTGAAATACAAGATAAACTATTACAAGACTACGAAACAATGTATAATGCATTAAAACGTAGTATTGATACCGAAATAGTAACTGTAACTATGGATGGTGGTGGGCTAGAAGACAGTAAGTAGAGATAAATATATGCGTATATTATTTGGACGCATATTATGTCAAGACCAAAACCTAAAGTACTATTAGAACATATAGATAAGAAATCTTACAAGAGTGAGCAAATCTTGGAAGCCGAAGCCATTTGGGCAGTTTTCTATAAAAACGAACCATTTAACTTAAAAAGTTCTAACAGCCTTACATCCTATCCTGGACCTAAATACAAGAAAGTTTCTTTTTCAAATCCTGGCCATGCACATAATTTGGCAAAGAAATTGAACTTGACCTTCGGTACTACCGATTTCCAAGTTGTCATGCTAACCTCTGGCACTATCGTAAAATGATAGATCGAGATGTATTAACCAAAGTGTTCTTACAACACTGGGGTAAGAGTGCAGACGATGCCAATTTAAATTTGTATTCTCACAAATGGTGGCAGTCAAATCGAACAAATAAGAAAAATGCATTTCGATTAAGCGATGAAGGATTTGATTTTTTATCTAACACGCTTGAACTTCAAAATTATGAAGTACCATTTACTGAACCGATTGAACTGAGCCCGCAAACGATTATCTTTTTGGAAAGATATATTGATTGTCCGTATTATCTTACCAACCAAAGTATCACAGTTTTTTCTGAGCGTAAGAGTTTTGAGCTGTATTTGTTTTCGGACGACATTCGTAAATTTGGCTTAATTAAGGCTATGAATGAGCGTGAAAAAGACTTAGCTAGTCAAAATAACAGTTGACAGTACTATCACTTTCCTTTATAATACATACATAGACAGTTAAATTAACCCCGCACTTTTATAAAGGAAATAGTATGAGCGAAGTTATTAGCCGGACAGTTGGCCCTAAGGGCGCAAAAAAGTCTTTGCGTAAGGCTTTTAAAAATAAGCGTCCAATTTTCATGTGGGGTCCTCCCGGAATTGGTAAGTCAGATATCATCAAACAACTCGGCGCTGAACTAGATGCTCATGTTATTGATGTACGCTTGAGCCTGTGGGAACCTACAGATATTAAAGGTATTCCATATTTTGACTCAAACACAAGTAAAATGGTTTGGGCTCCTCCTTCAGAATTGCCTGATGAAGAAATGGCTAGCCAGCATAAAACTATCGTCCTATTCATGGATGAAATGAACTCTGCGGCTCCTAGTGTACAGGCCGCGGCTTATCAGCTTATTTTGAATCGCCGTGTTGGCACTTATAAATTGCCAGATAATGTAGTAATGGTTGCCGCTGGTAACCGTGAAACTGACAAAGGTGTTACTTTCCGTATGCCTGCTCCGTTGGCTAATCGTTTCGTTCACTTAGAACTTACTGTTGATTGGGATGACTACTTTGAGTGGGCTACCGAAAACAAGATCCATAAGGATGTAGTTGGGTTTTTGACCTTCTCTAAGAAAGACCTGTACGACTTTGATCCAAAGTCTAGCTCACGTGCATTTGCTACACCACGTAGCTGGTCCTTTGTAAGCGAATTACTTACAGATGACGACTGTGATGCCGATACACTAACAGACTTGATTAGTGGCTCAGTTGGCGAAGGACTTGCTGTTAAGTTTATGGCCCATCGCAAGATTGCTAGCAAGATGCCGGATCCCCGTGATATTTTAAGTGGCAAAGTTAAAAAGATGGATTCAAAAGAAATCTCAGCAATGTACTCATTGACTGTGTCTTTGTGCTATGAATTGAAAGACTCTTGCGATAAGAAAGCAAAAGATTGGAACGGTCAAGTTAACAATTTCTTCCAATTTATGATGGATAATTTTGAAACTGAATTGGTTATTATGGGTACAAAATTGGCATTGTCTAGTTACAAACTGCCATTAGATCCAGATGAGATTGACTGTTTTGAAGCCTTCCATCAGAAGTTTGGTAAGTATATTGCACAGGCTACCGAAAAAGAAAGCCGTTAATTGAGCTTGAGGTAATTGACAGGACCTTCGGGTCCTGTTATAATATATACATACTGAAACATTAGGAGCAAAAATGTCACATACAGATCCGATTATCGACAAAATTATTGTAGCACGAGTAGGTTTGCTACTTCGCCATCCGTTTTTTGGTAATATGGCTACACGCCTAAAAATTGAAGAAGCTACAGATTGGTGTATGACTGCGGCCACAGACGGTCGTACAATTTACTTTAGTCGTCCGTTTTTTGAACCCCTTACTATTAAACAAATTGAATTCGTTATTGCTCACGAAATTCTACATAATGTGTTTGATCACCTAGGTCGTACTGAAGGTAGAGATCGACGCATTTTTAATGCGGCGGCTGACTATTGTGTTAACGGACAATTGATTCGTGATCGTATTGGCGAGCAACCTCCAGAGATTAAAATCTTCCATGATCAGAAATATTATAATTGGAGTGCTGAACAAGTATACGATGATATTTTTGAAAAGCATGATGAAGAAAGCCTAAAGGCTTTAGGACAGTTACTCGACGATCACGTCGACTGGGGTGACAAAGATGGTAATGGCAATAAGCCAAGTTATACTAAAGAAGAATTAAAACAGATACGCGATGAGATCCGCGAAGCTAC